CCAAGTAATTCCAGTAGCTGATAACGGCTATTCTGGTTCAGCGGTTCGTTCGGACTATAAAGGTATGGTTAATTCTACACCAGTAGCAAGCTCGGCAAACTACACAGGAACTCTTGAAGAGGGTGAATTACTTAGCGGTACATATACCTTTACTAATGCGGATGGAAGTGCTGATAGTGGTTCTACGTTTATATGGTATAGGGCTGACGATGCGAGTGGAACAAATCAAGCTGCAATAGCTGGAGCAACTTCACAAACATATACACTTGTTACGGCAGATGTAGCGAAACATATAGCGTTCCAAGTCGTACCAGTTTCGGCTAATGGTATTACAGGTGTAGCAGATAAATCTGCTTATCAAGGTGCTATTGCATCAATACCATCATTTACAGGGATATTAGACACTTACTCAGGTGCGGAAGTTGGATATTCTCTTAGACAATTAACCAATACTTATAGTGGTAACGCTATTAAAGTAAGGCGATCTTCTGATAACTCAGAATTAGATATTGGATTTGTAAACAACGATTTAGATACTTCAAGTCTTGAAACATTCTGTAATGGTACTAATGGATTTGTCACAACTTGGTATGACCAAAGTGGTAACGGCAATAATTTAAGCCAATCAACGGCTGCAAGTCAGCCTCAGATAGTGGCAAGCGGTACAGTAACTACTAACGATGAAGGTAAATCAGCGTTAATTCATACAGGCGGACTGGTTCTAGATACTGCAAGTGATATAACTATCACAAATCCATTAACTTACTCTTGGGTAGCTGAAAATAGCAACAATTTTGCTAGAGTGTTTACAGGATCTTCAACTAACCAAATACAAGCTCAGAATCAAAAAGTAAGATTTGCTAACGATAGTTCTAGTTTTGTAGATATGGATGGTATTACTGGTATCAACTTTGTTGGGAATACTGTTCATGGTTTAGTTTTAGTTGATGGTAACGATGGTTATGGTGTTGGTAATGGTGTAACGGGTAATGCTATTACTGATTCAAATCTAGATAACGATTCTACGTTCTCAAGATTAGGAGCTAACTCGGCAGGGAACTCACAATCACTTACTAATTCAAGCGAGTTCATTATATGGAGTTCTTATCAATCAACTAATTTGAGTGGGATTAATACTAATGTTAACGCTTTTTATTCAATATACTAAATATGTACTACACAGGAACTAAGCGAAAATGCGAGAACTATAACAATAAGGTTACAATAGGCGAGTCTTATAGTGGTTACACAACTAAGTGGGCTGAGGTTTTAACACATCCAAATGGCAATAGATTTGCTATAATTAAGCATATTAATTACAGTGATGATATGGAGCTTATAGAATTAACAGAAGATTGGTTTAAGAATGATTAAGATAGATAAACTTAGGAGTGTATATTTAATTACACGAACGGAGAACGGAGAAATCAAACTCCAGACTCAGCGAGAAGATTACAAGACTGCTAAAGCTTACGCAAAGGCACTAGGTAGGAAACATAAATCAAAAGTTAAAGATAATGTTGAAATTGAAAACGGGGATATTTAATGGAGTGTATTTATCTCTATTAGAAAACTCAACAAACGCATTTGACAACTATTACTTAATTGTGTTTACTAATTTACAAACTAGAGTGGGCGAAGGTAGGGTTGGAATTAAAAGCACAGTAAACGAGAGGTTTGTATTATTATACTTCTATGTAAATATTGCTGCAAATCCTAACTTTACAATGCAGGAAAATAGTTTTTTTAAATACGATGTATATGAACAAACTAGTTCTACCAATACAGATATTACTAACGATAGCGTTCTTGGTTTACGTGAAACTGGTAAAGCGTGGGTAGACGGCACTAGCGAGGTTGTATATGTAAAAGAACCCGAAGCAAATATTATTAATTCAGTATATTTAAAATCATGAGTTTTAAAGTAATAAATTTCGCATCGATTAATACACCGAAAGCGGTTGAAAATCCTGCTAAGGAATGGGTAGCATACGGAGAGGATAACGACTACTTCACTTACTTAATTGATAGGTGTAATGGTTCAGCCGTTTCTAATGCTATTATAACTAGTGTATCGGATCAAATATATGGTGAAGGGATAGCTGCAACGGATAGCGATCGTAAGCCTTTAGACTTTGCGAAGATGCGAACTATCTTTAAGGGCGAAGATGTTAAGCGTGTTTGCGGTGACCTAAAGAAATTAGGAATGGGTGCTTTCAATATTATCTGGAATAAAGGTAGAATTGAAGTATCACGTGCAAGACATATTCCAATGCAGAATCTAAGACCTGAGAAGTCAACAGATGGAGAGATAAAAGGTTGGTACTACTCAGACAATTGGAAGGAGTATCGAAAAGACAGATTCAGACCGAAAAGAATTGAAACTTTCACAGGTGCAAAGGGTGAAGAATCACAAGTTTTAGTTATAGCTCCATATTCTGCGGGATTCTTTTACTTTAGCCCAGTTGATTATGTCGGTGCGTTACCTTGGTCAGAGATTGATGAAGAAATAGCTAATTACCATAAGACTAATATACAGAATGGTTTTGCTCCAACAATGTTAGTAAACTTTAATAATGGACTACCAGAAGAAGAGGAACAGTTAAAGGTAGAACGAGCGATTGAGAATAAACTTACAGGTACAGGAGGGAAGAAATGGTTGACAAGTTGGAACGATGATTCATCAACTGCAACAACTATTGAAACAATACCTATATCAGAGGCTTCAGAGCAATATAAATTCTTATCCGAAGAATCTACACAGAAAATATTAATAGGTCATAAGGTCACAAGTCCTATGTTATTTGGTATTAAAGATGCTTCAGGATTTGGAAACAATGCAGATGAGATTAAGACGGCATTTCAGCTATGGGATAACACAGTTATAAGACCGAAGCAGAATCTAGTTTTAGAAGCCGTTGATAGTGTTTTGGCGGTTAATAATATCATTTTAGATTTATACGTTAAAACTATTCAGCCAATAGAATTTATTGAAACAGACGATTTAAGTATTGAAGAAGCAGAAAAGGAGACTGGTGTTAAGATGAGTGCAATACCATTCTTATCTGATGAGTTTGGCGATGAGTTGTTGGATGAATTAGAGCTGATAGGGGAAGAGAACAACCCTGACGAATGGGAGTTAATGAGCGAAGACCTAATTGATACAACAAAAGAGGGTTTTCACCAGTTTTCAGATCCTTTAAAGTCAGATGCTAACCCAAATGACAAAAGTAAATATGGTGATGTTGGTTTATATAAGGTAAGGTACGCATATACTAAGACATCAAAGAAGACATCTAGTGGTAAATCTAGAAAGTTCTGCGATAGAATGATTGAGCTTGCAGGCGGTGGATTAGAATACAGATTCGAGGATATCGAAAAGATGAGCGACAAAGGAGTTAACGGAAAGTTCGCTCCAAAAGGCTCTAGTTCTTATAGTTTGTTCAAGTATAAGGGCGGAGTCAATTGCTATCATGGCTGGATGCGTAGGATTTACTTCCGTAAAAGAGATAGCAAAGGACGTATAATGAAGAATGACGGAATGAAGAATGAAAAAAAGGTTGGTAACAATCCTTATATTGTACAGAAAGGAGCAGAATCTAAAGCTCCAATAGATACACCAAGTAAAGGAAGACTATAATGGCTGCACTATTTTGTGACGAAGATAAATTAAAGAGCTCAACGGCTATAAATTATAACGTTGATACTGCATTTCTATTGCCATTTTTAAAGATAGCACAAGATAAGAATATGCAGGTGATATTAGGAACTGATTTGTATAAAAAATTGCAATCAGATATTGATGGCGGTACATTGTCAGGCAACTATAAGAACTTAGTAGATGATTATATTCAAGACAGTATAATTCACTACGCATTAGTGGAGGCTTTGCCATTCATTTCCTTCCAGATTAAGAATGGTTCGGTAACACAGAAGAACTCAGAGAATGGAACGGCTGCAAGTAAATCGGATTTGAATTGGTTAATCCAAAAAGAGCGAGATACGGCAGAGTTCTATGGTCAAAGAATAGTCGATCACTTATGCGAATACTCTAGTAACTTCCCTGAGTACTCAACTAATTCTGGTTCGGATATGAACCCTATTTCAAACGCTTATAATACAGGATTGAGGATATGAAGTACAATCCAAAACCAAAAAACATAAAGAAATTATTAATATATCTAAGAAGTATCAATGTATAAGGATTTAATAGAAACTAATATAGTTAACACCGCAGCAATCGGAATAAGCGTGTCAGATATTAACGGCATTCTAACGGCTATTGTATTAATTACGGCTGCATTGTACAACATTAAGAAGTTAAGCCATGAGAAGAAGGATTAAGTACTTTGAGCCAAGCGAGTTCGTTTGTGATGGTGTAGAGTGTTACGATAATATGAGTGATGATTTGTTACTCAGTTTGGAAGCTGCAAGACAAATTGCAGGAATCCCCTTTCACATTAACTCAAGTTATAGAGATAAAGATACTAATGAGCGAGTTGGAGGGAAACCTAACTCTGCCCATACAAGAGGAAACGCAGTTGATATTGCTTGTGCTAATAGTTCAGATAGGTTTATAATTTTAGAGGCTTGTATGTCAGTAGGGTTTACACGCATAGGAATAGCAAAAACATTTATACATATAGATGTAGATGAAGACTTACCAGACAACGTAATTTGGACTTACTAATATGACAGGGTTTGAAATTGGCATCGGATATTATACAGGCATACTTGTAGGAGTATGGACAGACAAATTTAAAGATGGTTACAAAACTTGTTTCTATCTACCATTTATATTCATCGAAATAAATACATATTATGAGTGATTTTTTATTACAGAATTGGAATGCTTTATTGACTGCATTGTTAGCGTTTGCAGCGGTGGTTGTTGCATTAACACCAACGGAAAAAGACAATAAGATACTAGGCTATATTAATAGCTTTGTGAGCTTGTTTATTAAAAGAAAAAAGAAATGAATCCAATATGGGCAAAAGGACTCTTGGCAATAGTTCCCAAGATGTTTACGGATAGCAAAGGTAAATGGAGTTCTAAACGTACAGTAAGCGGTGTTCTAGTTGTTTCCGTAGTTACTCAGATAGAAACTCATGGGATAACTTGGCAGACACTTATGTTGTCTTTTATTGCAGTTTTGCCACTATGTTTTAGCGTATTTGAAAAAGAATAAGTATATTAGCGAAAAACTTATATATGTCAAAGAAGAGTAACAGATTCCGATTAAAGGATGATGAGATCGAAATGGTCAAGAAGCATCGAGCCAATACCCTAGACAACCTTAACGACAACACCTCACTTGATATACACCTGAAAGAGCGTGGTATTGATAAAAAGGACGTTGTATCAGTTAAGCACTGGCAGAATATGGGTGGCGAACTTAGATTTTCAATCGTTACAAAGGATGGTCAAGGTGGTTTTGATGAAGGTGTAATATTTGAGAGATTGAATACCTTTATTTCTAAACACGCACCGAGCTATCCTAAGCCGCTTAAAACTGACAAGGGAACTCATCTATTAGTTATCAATCCTGCGGACATACATATAGGCAAGTATGCGAACTCAGAAGAAACAGGAGAAGAGTATAATACAGAGATTGCAGTTGACAGAGTTATCGAAGGTGTACAAGGATTAATTGATAAGTCGAAAGGCTTTGATGTTGAAAAGATATTATTCTGTATTGGTAATGATATTTTACACATAGACAATGTTTACGGATCTACTACTAAAGGTACTTTTCAAGATTGCGACGGAAAGTGGTGGGAACATTTTGAGATTGCATTATCACTATATGTTAAATGTGTAGAGATGCTTAGAGAAATAGCTCCTGTTGATTGTGTACACTCAATGAGTAACCATGATTATCAAAGTGGATTCCATTTAGCACACGCATTAAAGGCTTGGTTTAGACTTGCGGATGATGTAAATGTAGATGCAGGTGTAAGTCATCGTAAATACTACACCTTCGGAGCGAACTTAATAGGCTTAGAACATGGTGATGGTGCTAAGATGGATAACCTTCCGATGTTAATGGCACATGAGCAGCCTAAACAATGGGCAGAAACTAAGTATAGATATTGGTATCTTCACCATTTACACCATAAAGTTAAGTACAAATGGCGAGACGCAAAGGATTTCATCGGTGTAACAGTTGAATACTTAAGAAGCCCTAGCTCAGCAGATTCTTGGCACTCCAGAAAAGGATTTACTGGAAGCGCAAAGGCGGTTGAAGGTTTTTTGCATTCAAAAACACAAGGACAGGTGGCGAGATTAACGCACTTCTTTTAAACTAAAAAACAAAACTAAGATGGATATTCTAAATAAATACATGATTAAAGCTTTTAGCTTAAAGGCTTCTGACTTAGAAGAAGATGCTTATAGAGAGTTTATTAAAGAGGTTGAAAGTTTTTCTAATAGAATAGTAATAGAAGAGCTAGAGCGAATGTCCGATATCCTATTGCTAGAAAACGAACATAAACCAATAGATAAGCGTATTGAAGAATTAAAGCGTAAAGATTAACACATTTTTTCTAGTTGATTATAAGAGAGTTATAGAAATATAGCTCTTTTATTGTATTTAATTAAGCTATTTATTGCCATAATGAAAAGTTTATGTATCTTTGAACCATCGAAAGCAAGGAAGCTAAGATAAAAAAAACTACTATTATGAAGACAATCACATTCAACACAGCAAAAGAGTTAAAGCAAGCAACTAGAACAGGGTTTAATTATACACCTCAATTCGATGCTTCTGATATAGTAAGTATTAATGGCTATAATCTTAGAAGTTTGAATTTAGAAATTACTAATAAACACGTTTCTATTTACGATGTTTCTATTCAAAACGTAATATCATTTAGTAGTCCATTTATATTAACTATTAACAACTAAGACTATGAGAAAAAGATTTGAAAAGAACCTAAACGGATACGATGTATTCATCAACGACCAATGGTTGATGTGGGTTATTGGTAGCGAGAAAAACGCTAAGAAGCAATTAGAACTATATTTAAAAAGCTAAGTTATGAAAAAGAATTACAATACAAAAGAGGTCACAGGTAATATCAATGAATTAGTAGGTTACTATGTTAGACGATCGGATTGGTTCGATAAGCTGCATACCAATATGAAAGATAGGATTAAACAAGTTGGTGAAGATAGCGAGATTGGTTTGGAATTAATAGACCTACTCAAATCAGTTGATGCTTGGTGGGATCCATCAATGGAAGATCTAAGCGGTCAGCATAAACCAGAAACCTGCTTTCATTTACGCAAA